CTCATAGATATAAGACATTTTTTGAAGAGTCTGATAATCAAGTAGGTTTAAAAATCAGTTATTTCCCAAGAAGGTATGGTTCACGGTGGTCGCCTCATTACAAGGGTGAAACTTATGGATACTTCCAGAAGGGCGGGGGCATCATACCCCCATCAGTAGGTATTACGGATAGGTTTCAAAATGACCCTAAATCCTTATCATACATCGCCTCACATGAAGCTGATCATTTTTTTGGTAGAGAACACACTAAAGATAAAATAGGCTGGAAACCTTGGCCTACTGAAGCCGTAAAGTAATCAAGCACCAAAAGGCGTAAAGGTGTCAAAGGTCTTGACTTCTTCTGTTGTATTCATTGCGTCAAAATAAGTTTTGATAGCCCAATTACCCAATACAAGCGCAGAATAATTATCTTTTCTTGGTTTGTTCGGTCCAGTTTGACGAGACATATGTGGCGGCAATCTAAAGGTTTGAGAACCTTGAGGATTTGTCACCACTTCTACGTTAGCACATTGCTGTTTTGTTTGTTCTATTTTAGAAACCTGATGATCTAAGAAATCAATTTTAGCAGCACCAGAAGACTGTTTTTTAACCCTTGTGTCCCATTTTAAATCGTCAATAGGAATATTTTTCTTTCTTTGTTTATTAAAATTTTCATCATGCGCTGGAGCAGCAAATAATATTCTTTTATGGTCGATGTTAGCTTGGAGCAATTCGTTAGCTTGTCTGATCCAATTAGAAGAAGGTTTTCTTAAAATACAATACTTATGCTGAGTTGGAGCAAGCTCTCTTTTGAAGGTATTTAAATCTTTAAGGTATGTCTCAGGCTTATCAAACTCGCCTTCTGTTTCTATGCCACTAAGATGGATTTTGCTTTCTTTAAATAGCTCACTCTCGTTGCAAGCAGAAACAAACTGAACGCCGCCAGCATAATCCAATACGACACACTGCACATTGAAATTTGTTATTAAGTAATGAAAATATTGAATATGTTTTTTAAGTCCTGTTCCAGCAAGACCGTAAGCATGGACCAGACAGCCCTTCTGAGAGCTTTCATCTAATTCGAATACTTCCATAGCAAAATCATCAGACCCGCTATCCTCAGACCAAGAGGGGTCAATTGCGACCACATACTTACGGTCAGGGTTTCCCGCTATCTGAACAAAAGGTGCATCTCCGTCTGGAACTGTGCAAGCCGCCATTTTAGAAAGCTTAAAATATGAATCTGATTCTGATACAAATTGACCGCCATACTCTTTATTGAATACAGCCTCAGACATAGTTTGCTTTGCTACTTGAAGTTGATTTTTGTCATAAAGAGCCTTTGGCGCACAATCGTAACTCAACTGAAAGATAATCCTGTAAGCATCTGCATCAAACTCTTCATCTACATCGGTCCTAATATCAACACCTAATATAGCATCTCTGTATTGACAATAAAGTTCATACATATACTCGAAAGTATAAGAAGGAGAAGAAAGCATGATCAGTTTGTTGTTGATCCATTTATACCTATCCTCTTCTTTCATTTTTCCATTGGCAATCAATTCATCTTCTAGTAATGCCAAGTCCTCTCGCTCTGTCGGGTTGTCGATAACCCCAAGAAAAGGTAGAATAACTTCTTGAAAAATATTTTTTGGGATATTTAAAAACTCATCCAATAGTAGAACAGAAAAACGAAAACCCCTGAGTCGAGAACCGTCTGCTAGAGGTAGCGCCATAGCTTTGCTCATTCCACAACTCAAAGTCCATTGATCTGTTCCTTTCTGTAAAGTAAACATAGGAGATGCCATAGCAGCGGCGGGTTTTTTGAGTATGTCTTCGCATTTTTGCAATATAAATTTAGCTTGTCTAAAACCACTAGAAAGAACTCCAATATTTATGCCTTGTCTGAATATTAATTGAAGCATCACATAAATCGCAGCAGACCACGTTTTAGACATACCGCGAGATAGCACGAACATTGAGAAGTCGCCAATCATCATTGCCTTAATAAGCATTGCTTGAAAAGGAAACAGCTTCATCCCAATAATCATCTCTGATGCTAATGAAATATTATTCCTTAAAAATTTACATAAGAGAACCTTAGCTTCACCCTCTTGGATAAAACCCTCTTTCTCTAACACCTCTTCGTTTACAGCCCTCGCAGAATATTCCATGCGGCGACCTTGAATTCCTTTACTCCAAGCCATGTCTTTTATCTAAAAAATATTGAAAATCGCAGTCCCATAAAATAGGACCATTAAATAATATACGTTTTGTTATATCATTAGCTTCTCCTCTACTATCGCAGAATACAATTTGACTATTATCTGGATAAGAAAGAAGAAAGTCTCTTACATTATGAAAAATATAATTTAACCTAGAAGGATGTTTCGAAATCTCGTTTTCTTGTTCTATTTGCTTTATGCTGGCTTCAACAACTACAAAAAGATAAGAATCAAACTGCTTCGCCCTTTCCGCTTCTTGTTTGAACCTTTGATAACCTTTTCCAAATGTTCCTTTAAAATCCTCCAAGCTCTTTCTGTCTACGTAAGTTTTATTAAAAAAATTTCCAGAAGCAACGTAGTCGCCAAAATCTAATTTATTGATAATGCTATTTTTAAATTCAAAAGGCTTTTGCTCTCTAGTGTCTACAAAGACCGTCATTTCATCTAGCCCCTTGTCTCTATCCCAAAAGCTCTTAGGCAATTTTTCTGTATATATTTGCCTCAAATCAGATTGATCAGCAAAACAAGCACAAGATTCAAATAATTTTTTGATAACCTTAACACCAGAGAGCTTACTAAATTTAAAGTAATTATCGCAAGGAATGAAGTCTATATTTTTATATTTAGCGTGAGTTAAAAATTCTTCTAAATATACTTTACGAGATTCTGAAGCTGGAGTAGAGGAGTAATAAGCCTCTCTGTTTTCTGATGAATTAAAAAATGTAGAGAAGTATCTATCTTTGTTCTTGAACTTTATTAGAGATCCATCGTATAAATCCAAGCGAGGATAGTGGGTATGATAATACACCTCTTGACCCCCATGAACCTTAACGTGAGAGTGAAGACCACGTAATGTTTTAAATGTAGCGCCACATTGCTTACAAGTAACACTCATAAGAGTTCCTCTTTGCTTGTTCCAAATATACGAGCTTTGTATTCGTCTAAAGATTCTAGTCTATCTGCCTCTTTTTCAACGAGTGACAGTCTTTGTTCTGCCATCATTACTAGCCTTTGCCTTTCTTCCTCATCTTGAAAGGCTTCTACTAAAGAAAGAATGTTTTGAGTGTTTTCACCCTTCTTTTCTAGTTTTTTGGCTCTATCACCATTTAGTTTTTGAGTTAAGCTTTCGATCCTTTTTTCACAAGCATTCAACTCATCGTTGGTAGCCTTAATATGTTCTGTAAGGCGCATATTGATGTCTTGGCTCTCAAGCTCCTCGTTTTCGAGCATATCAGTAAAGATATCCATTCTGTTTTGAATGTGCTTGGCCCTGACAAAATTAGAACAAATCATCATATAAAGATTGAGTTCGTCAGTCGTTAAGTCTGGTTTGTCCCATGTTGCTCTTACAAATTCCGATTCAAACAAATCCCTGTCGGCATCTGTTCGATAAGCGTTAACTGTAGTAATTAATTTATGAATGTTTAAATATTCAAGTAGCCTCTCTGTGTTCTTCCTTTGCTTCGCAGGGAGTTCGTCAGGATTCTCCTTCAAGCTTGTAGCGCACCATTTGTTGCACCTTCTAATAGCCATAGAATGAGACTTAGGAGAATGCCATTTTCCGTCTGCGGCTTTGGCACTTGAGTCAATCACATCTGGTCTAAATTTTTCTAAAAATTCAATAACTGATCTATGACTTGCATCTAACGATTTAACGTCAGGTGTTTGAAATACCACCCTTGCAATCTCAAGAGCGGTCATTGAAGATGAAACTTGATTAGACATAAGGACAGACTTTTGACTATCCGTTAACTCTACGTTAGTTTTTTTTGTGCTTTTGGTTGTATTATATTTCATTCCCTCTGAAACAAGGAAATCTCTAACTGCACGACCCTCTTGCGATCTACCATCAAGGTCTTCGTTTTTGAAAACGTTTTTGGTAATCTCGATTAAGTCTTGGGTGACTTTAAAAGTATTTCTAATAGACTCCCTTTGCTCTGCTGTTAGCTCAACCATTATTCAATAATATCCTCCGAATCAAGTATTTCACGGGCTAGTTCAGCGAATCTCTTTTTTAAATTGTCTAATTGCTTATACCTTTTTTTCTTTTTCGCGCTCTCAGGTTTAAATCCCATTTTAAAAGCGACCTCTTCATCAGACTTATTTTCAAGAAACAACATTGTATAAACTTCTTTATGTCTTTCGTTGTTTAACTCTCTTAGAACTATAGCATGTAATTTATCTGCGCTTTTTTCGTAATCAAATTGATCATATAAATCTGTAGAAGCTGTTATAACCCTACCTTCTAAGGGAAGAGGAAGCTTAACGTCATAAACCTTTTTCTTCTTTTTCAGCCACTTAGCATAATCTGGACAGGAATCGTCTTGCTGTTTTGATCTTGTAAACGCGCATCCGTCTTCAGAAACATAATGCTTACATCTCAAACATGGTTTAGAAAAAGTAAGGTAATGATTCCTTATTAAATTTCTAATTTGATTCTGAACGACCTGTCTACACCAAGGCTTGAACGGTCTTTCTTGTATCCATAAATCCCATTTCTCATTGATGTGAATACGGATTATCTGTTTTACATCATCGTAATCGAACCATTGAATAGCATCTAATTGCCATTTACTCCTATTTATGTCGAGAAGCTGATCAATCTCTTCGATTTTATCTTCGAAGCTTTCTCGCATGTTATCACTTGCCGAGTTCCCTGCTTTTAGTCACCCTACCAAATTCTTTCATGGTAGATTTAACTACATCTTTCCCCTTGAAACCTTTGGGGCGATGATGCCGCGCGGGAGGTGCATCTGATCCAGCAATGGACCCGAATGTAGGAAAGCCAGAGTTGTCTACTTGAGTAGACCAGCCTTGAGATAATTTATCTTTGTTTAATTGAGGCATTTGCTCAGATTGCTCTAAAACCTCTTCTTCAGAAGAATTAGCTCTAGAGACGATAGCACCGCCTACGTTAAAAGGTTGCCCACATCCAGCGCAGAATTTAGGCTTAACGCTCTCAAATAAGTTTTTATGTCCACACTGGACGCAAAATTCGTGCATCATTACAAAATTTTGGTTACACGTAATTATAAATGTTTGGAAAGATTATTACAATTAAATAATTTCTTCTATTTGATCTAATAGAAAAGAAATAACTTCATCTCTTTGAATATCTCCTTTGTCGAAAGCTAAATGGTAAACACCGTTTTCCTTAGATTCCTCGCTATCGAAAAGCTTACATAACTGAGAAAAACCAGAATTTTTTATATCGCTTTGAAAAGCGTCTCCACAAATAAAAAGCCTTGTCCCTTTATTCATTCTGGTAAGAACCGTAATTAATTCTTTCATCGTTGCGTTCTGCATTTCATCAGCTATTACAACGCGCTGTTTCCAATCCTGACCCCTGATAAAGTTGACAGGAGAGCCAAGCAAAGCATTACTTCTTTTAAGTCTTTGTTTATCTGGTGCTTGTAGCATCTCATCGACTTTTTCTTCTAAAGGAGCTAGATAAGGACTGAATTTCTCATCCTCGCCGCCTTTGAGGTATCCCAAACTTCGTTCGGCAGATTCTACGACAGTTCTTAAATAAAGAATGTCAGAGCAATCTCCATCCGACCATAAAGATAAAGCTGTATAGATTGAAAGAAAAGATTTAGAAGAACCCGCTGGACCCGAAAGGAATACCACTTTTGTTTTTGGGTCTGACATGATTTTAAAAAATTCATGCTGCTTTTTGGTGAGTTCTATGTGCCTCATGTTGAGGCCCGACCTAGAGGTTGATTTCTGAGGCATATATAATAAATTACACTTTTTAATTGACTTCTAGATAAAACTAATGTATCATTTTAATATGATTTCTTTTTGTAGAACAAAGGAGGAAAAGATTACCTTGACGGAACGAGAGTGCCGCGATGTAACCTCTATTTTCCTACGTCAAAAATTCTTTCCAGAACTTACAATGTGTGACGTTTGGACAGAGGTTTACATCGAAAATGATAAGATATGCGAAGCGAGCATACACCCTCATAAAGAAGAGCGTATTCGCGCAAAAACAAAAAGGGTTCTTACAGAAAAAGATAAACTTATCTGGAGTCTTATTGAGGAGCTAGAAGCACCCTTTTAACAATTACTCTCCGTCAGTAAACTCTCTCATACTAAGCTCTTTAGCAGAAAGGGGTCTAGCGTCTTCGTCCAAAGTGATAGATCCATCTTCTTGGACAGTGTAAGGGAACATGAGGTCTAGGTAATTAGTAATATCTCTACTAGAAGTAACTCCTTCTTTTTGCGACTCCAGAAACTGCAAAAGCTCATTAGATTTAGCGAAAAGCTCAGAAGCGTCTGTTCCAATCTTGTTAAGAATCTTCTTTGTATCATCCCATCTTTTTCTAGGGAAAGTTCCTTCCATTCCCCAAAGAGATGTCATCGTAAGTTGCCAATTTATCAAATTAGATTGGAAGATGTCAGATGGAGCTTCAAGTAACTGAACCGCTCTTTTTGAGGTTTCTGCTTGTGTTTTCTGCTGATTCTTGGATTTCTTCAAATCTTTGTCGTTATCGTCTAATAAACTCATAATATTTTTATATTCTTACACTATGTTAATCTTGATTGGGTGATTTTTAATACATTAAGATTTAACACAAGTAACGTCTACCGTTGCTACCCACTTGATTGTTTTACTTGTCTCACCTGTAACCTTGGCTACCAAAGCATCATTTGTATCATCTGCCTCTAAGGTAAAATCCCAAGTATTAGCGCCTGTAGTCTTTTTGTGGAAGTTCTCAGTTACAGTCTGTATCAAAGCTGTTGTAGCACCATTTCGATGTATGCCACCTTGTATTTCGAAAACGCAAGAATCTGTGCCATCCCTACCTGCAAGTGTAGCTACGAAAATCCAAGTTTCTCCAGCATTTAAAGTCATTCTTTGCGTTGCACTAGAACCATCCAGAAACAATTCTGTCTGAGTATTATTTGAAGTGGTGTTAGCAATAACAAATTTTGCAAATTGAGCCTCTCCAAGTCCAAAGCCTCCTTTAAGACCACCTCCAAAAGCATATTGACCAAATTTGTCTGAAGTAGCTTTGTGACCACCAGCTATAGTGCCGTAGTGTGCAGAACAGGTGTTTTCTCTTCCTCCACCCACAGCAGAATACTGGCTACTAACAGTATT